AATCCATTAAAGGTGAAGAAGTTTTAATTCTTGCCTCAGCAATCTCAAAGTATTCTTGTTCTTTTTCGATACCGATAAAATCAAAACCCTCATCTTTTGCAGCCATTCCAGTAGAACCACTTCCCATAAATGGGTCTAGAACTATACCACCTTTTGGTGTAACTAGTCTACATAGATACTTCATTAGTTCTTGGGGTTTTACTGTGGGGTGAGAATTAGCAGATGGTTCAGTTGTAAACTTCTGTTCAACACCTTTCATATCTTTACTAGGATTTGAACTTTGTCCATTAAACACTTTATCCTTTTTAGTAAAACTATCTAATCCTCTGTTTCTTTCAGACTTAGAAGTTTTAGGACAATAGAAATATCTTGCCCACTCTGTTTCTAATCCACCATGCATCACATTTGCTGGAAATCTACCTCTAGGGTCTGCATCTGCAAATTCTGTTCCCTCTGCTTTCATACCAGAATTATTATTTGTCCAGACTCCATCTTCACTTCTAGATTTACGAACTACCTTTTTTCTTTCTGCACCAGTAATTTGATTAAAGTTCAATTTATCTTGACCACCTTGTGCCATTGCTTTCTTTGCAACATCTCTAAAATCTGGATTAGTATCTGGTCTTTTTACTTCACCTTGTATTCTACATTCATCAATATTAATACCACCAGTTCCATATTTCAATACGTTATCTATGTTTGTACCCTCTAAAGGTTTCCTCGCCATCACAATAGGTTCGTGTGCTGGTTTGAGTGCAGTTCCCCAACCCTCATATTCAGAACTACCTTTTGTAAGTTCTACCTCTTTTGTACTTTCTTTACCCCAGAGATTTCTACCATCATCTGTTTCACTACCATCTGCATCACCAAACGCAGATACCCTAGTTCCAACAACTTCTCTTTCATTACCTAGTCTTTTATCTATTGCTTTTCCAATATTCAAACTCTTTGGAAATCCACTTCCATATAACCACATAATCTGGTCACGAATTTCAAAACCAGCATCTTCTATTGCAATTGCCATTCTATGATATGTTCTACTACCAGAAAATGCAAGTAGATGACCACCAGGCTTCAGAAGTTTATATGCAAGTTCCCAAGTTTCTTTGCGAAATGCAATATCTCCACCATCCCATTCTTTACCCATAAAACCTCTTGATGCTCTTGCAAACGCACCATCAGTTCCTTCTTGTGCTGGTGCAGAACCTTCTTTACCAAATCGTTCTACAATTGATGTTAAATGATATGGTGGGTCTGTTACTACAGAGTCCACTTGTTTACCATCATCTATAAGTTTTTGCATTTCTTCAATGCAATCTCCATTAATAATCATTTTTTCTTCCTCATGGGTGTTGGGTTGTAATCTCTGGGTTTTCTTTTTTATCTTCTTCATAAAGAATTAGTGCAATCAGAGCATAGTTTGCCATATCGACTAGAGTATCTTTAATACTTTCATCTTTTACTTTCAATTTCTCTTTCTTTGCGAAACCCATAATGCGACTAAATTTGTCTCCAATACGAACACAACAACCTTTCCACGCTGGAATACCAGCCATCTCACAAGTTCTAAAATTTGCGAATACATCTTCTGTACTTGCATAGTCGTGTCGTTTTGCATCATGCGTTGCTTTCATTTCTTCTAGTAATTCATAAAATCGTTCACTTTGTTTCATTATACCACCTTACTAAAGTTTCTTTCTTTCTGAAACTTAATTGTATGTCTAAATTTATCAAATAACATATCTTGTTTATGGGAAATAACAAATACATTCTCTTTATCAAAAGTACCTAAGATTTTAAGAAATGCATCTGTACCATCTGCATCTAGAGAACTATCAAATATTTCATCTAGGATTAACAGATTAGTATTCGTAGAATTCTTCATCTTTGCAATCGCTCTCCAAGTAAAAAGAAGTGCAAGGTCTATTCGCATCTTCTCACCTTCAGAAAAGTTTGCATAGGTAAAGTCATCACGGAATCTTGATTTAATTGTTTCGTTGAAGTTTTCATCAATATTAAAGTTGACAAAGAAATCCATAGATGATAGATAAGTATTAATCAATCTATTCATAATAGGAAGATACTGTTTAATAATCTTAGTCTTGATACCAGTATCTTGTAATAGATTTCTTGCAACATCATAATAGAATAATTTCTCTTTTAGTTTGTGTGCAGAGGTTTCATAACTATCAAATTTTTCTTGAAGTCTTGCAAGTTTCTTGATATCTTCTTCTGCAACTTCTTTATCTACTATCTGTTTGATTTCAGCTTCTAGGGTTGAGTTAAACTTTTCTAGTTGAGTAATTGAACTACGATATTTCTGCATCTCAACTTGATTCTTTTGAATTACCTTTGAAAGATTTTTAAAGTCTTTTAATTTATCTTCAACCTTTTTCATTTCATCAGACATTTTATTTAAACCTTCTTCTAGTTTTTCAACTGAAGTTTGGTTCTGTTTAATTTTTTCTGATTTAAAAGTTTCATCAATATGTTGTTCACAAGTTGGACACTCATCATTTTCTTCAAAGAAAGTAATCAAAGTACTTTCACGATTGTGTTTATCTTTTAAAGAAAACTGAACATCTTTTAGTTTATCTCTTTTTGATATGACAACATCTTCACCATTCATAGCTTCCAGAAAAGTATCGGTAGATTCTTGTAACTCTGTTTCTTTGTGATTGTTGAGTTGGATTTCGTCATTGTTTTCATCTATCTGTTTTGTTTTTTCAGCGAGAATAGTATCCCTATTGTTTTTAGAATCTTCTATGTACTTCTCTTGCATCTCTATCTTACTTTGAGTAAGTTCTTTTGTAAAATTCGTATCAGTGATATTTGTATTGATTTCTCTTACCTTTGTTTTCAGAACAAGGTTCATCAAAGAGAATATTTTAATGTCTAGGATATCTTCTACAACTTCTCTACGGTTCTTAGAGTTTAACTGCATAAATGGTACGAATGTAGAACTACCAAGTATTACAACTTGTGTAAATGAACGATAGTTGAATTTAAGGATTTGTTGTTCTAGATGTTTCTGATAATCCTTTGCATTTGCGTTCTGATTAATCATCACATCATCAACATAGATTTCAAACACATTTGGTTTGATACCACGAATAATCTTTACATTTTTACTCTGTGTAGAAAACTCTACCTCAACAACAGCTTCCCTTTGATTGATAGAGTTTAATAATTGTGATTTACTAATTTGTCTAAATGGTTTATTAAATAGAACAAAACATAACGCATCTAGGATAGTAGATTTACCAGCACCATTCTCACCAACAACAAGTGTAGATGGATTCTGGTCAAGTTGTATTTCGGTGAAAGTGTTTCCAGTTGATAGGAAGTTCTTCCACCTTACAGTATTAAAGGTTACCAAATTATAACTCCAAGTCACAAGCCTCTAGATATAGAGACTTCATAGTATTTTTCAATCGTTTCTTATCCAAGTCTACATCAAGTTCATCAATGTACTTTTCTAAGAGTGTGGTTGTATCTTGAGTATTCTCTGCAATATCATCTGATACATTAGTTGCATCTAAGTCAGAAAAGTCCTCAACAATCTTTACTTCATGTGTTTGTTCTTGTAACAATCTATCTGTAAATCTATCAAACTGGTACAAGTCTTTTTTGTTTACTACAACTAGTTTAATAAACTTATCTTTATATTGTGATACATCTTCTTTACTATAATCTGTAGTAGTATCATCATAGTAAATCTTTTCAAAGATTGTAAAAGGATTTATAATTCTTTCAAGTTCTTTTGTTTCTGTATCAAAGATATGAAAACCTTTAGGACAATTATCATCACTCCAAGTCATCTGGTAAGTATTACCAAGATAATAGATATGACCATCATCAGACTTTTTATGAAAGTGTCCAGAGAATACAGTATCAAACTTCTTAAACATTTCTTTTGGATGACCAGATTCAGAGAAGTGTCCTTTATGCATTTCAAAACCACTAATCTCTAGGTGACCCATACAAACTTCTGCGTCTGACGATTTGATACCTTTCATGGTTGATGCATAATTCTCTGCATTAATCCAAGGACAGAAAAAGATTGGAGTGTTCCCAAAGCTTACAGTACAATTCTCCTCATAGAATCTTATGTTATTGTGTTTGTTACCAACCAACTCTGCAAGAGAATTAACTTCATTAGTATTCTTATAATAGGTATCGTGATTACCAATAAGAATATGTGTATCAATATTTCTATCTACAAGTGGTTGAATAAATCGTGTGCGAAAATCATTTGCAATCTTATATGAAACAAACTTACGTCTGTCCATAGTATCACCTAAATGAATGATAGTGTCAATACCTTTTTTATCTATTATAGGAAAAAATATCTCTTCCCAGAATTTGTAAAAATATTCGTTAAACGGTAGACTATCATTTCTCGCACCAAAGTGGGTATCAGTTATCAGTGCTATCTTCATTATAAAATAATTCTAATCCTTTTGGTTTATCTTTCTTCTTCTTGGGTTTATAAACATCTTCATCTGGAAGATAGTTCTTTTGTAGATAATCTGTATATGGATTATTTGTAAGTTCACCATTCTGTTCTTGTGTTAAGAACATATCTACATTCATATTTTCAATAATCTTATTCTTTACATGAGCTTGTTTTTTCTCTTTCTGTATTCGTCTAAGAAATGCATAGTAGATAATTTGTGTAAAATATGCAAAGGGATTATCCGATTTCTCTGGATTAAAGTTATGTACATACTGTAGACAATTTTCAATACCATCACTAATCATTTCTTCACGATAGGTATAATTAATAAAATTTGGACGATAGGATAGATGATTTGCAATCTTTAGAAAACACTCTCCAATATAATTAGTAATTGGCGGTTGTGGATTCCCTTCTTCTTTTGCAAGAATACAACGGTCATTCCATTCTATCATGGCCTGTAAAAACTCTTTGTTATTTACATAATGTGGTTTTTTTGGTTTCTTTAATTTTGTCACTTCACCTTTTCCTTGTCAAAGTTATACATACAATACCAGAATACTACACAAAAGTCAAGTCGAAATTAAATTTAATTTATTTTGCAAAAAGACTTGACTTTGACTTGACAATAGGGTATATTTCCTATGTAGGGTTTGAAGATAATGCTTTAATGTATGGTTTTCTTTGTGTCGTAATCATCAAAGTATTCATCTAGTAACTCTTCATCCATTTCTTCTTCTAATTTTCTTAGTTGTTCTGGAGTGGGTTCTCGTTCTGCAAGAAGGGCATCTTTACCATTTTTCATTCGTAAAACACAGAATTCATAAAATTTAGAAATACCTATTGACGCAGTTGTTATTGCAACAATATTATTTTTAATGATTTCACAACTATTATTTTCACCATAAGATACCCAACGAGATAGAGCCATAGATTCCTCTAACCCAGTTTTTGACACTCTGGGATAACTATTAATTTTTAATGGGTTGTGTGCAGTGACAAAAGTGTTAGCCGCTTCTGCACTTAATGTAGTAATAATCTCATCACCATTTGATAGTTTTAAAATTTTAGTTTTAGCATCCATATTCTAACTTTCTATTGGTAGATTTTTGATTTCATAATCAAACTCTTCTTCATTATAGATATTTATTCTTTCCATAAAGTGTCTTAATGTAAAGTTCTGTTTTGTCTTCCAAGTCAAATCATCTGCTATATCATAAAGAGTGGCGGTGGACTTGTCTGTACCTTGACGCAACCCTCTACCGATTGATTGTAACACTCTAATGCGTGACTTGCTTGGACTACTAAAGACCACATTATGAAGGTTGCGAATATTGATACCAGTAGAAAACGTACCATATGATGCAACGATAATTGCATCTTTCTCTTTTTCTGTAATTTCACGAATGTTCTCCCTTGTTTGTGTATCTGTTCCACCCCATACATAAAAGACTTGTCTATCTAAATCTTTCATCATATCGTATAGAACAGCTCCATGTTTTTCTACAAATTGAAATAATACTAGTGTATTACCTTTTAAATGAGTTGTCAAGTCTACAATGAATTTGTTTCTTCTTTCATCACGAACTAGTAAATCTACTTCATCTTGATAGTTCTGACCCTTCATAAACTTTTTATCTGCATCTGGATATTGTAACACTATACACTTAATATTTAATTTT